ACCCTCTGGCCCTGGAATCGGTTTCAATCGTAGCATCTTCCTCAGACCGTATGCCACAGGCCCCATCTTTTTATCGTACGGATTTAACATACCTATCACAGCGTTCAAATCCTTTTTCTGGAAGTCCAGTTCCCACAGTTCAACCTTTCTGACACCCAGTTGCAACATCCCCAAGTGCTTTCCTTCCTTGTTCACCAGTGGGAAATACTGCGCTAGTAGCATGTTCTTGAATTTATCCAGACCATCTGCTTGACCACGTGCGATAGCAATCAAGTGCATCAGTAACTCAACCCCGTACCTTCAAGCAGTTTCTTCGCCGCTGCGTCTCGCTTCTCGTCTTCTGAGGGTTCCGGTGGCGACGCGAGTGCTCTTCCCTGGTCGTTCGTCGCGTCGTTGAACTTCTTTATGGCCGCTAGCTTCTCGTCAACCACCTTCAGTGTTTCGTCGACCTCTTTCATCTTGCCGTCGAGCTTCTCAGCTAGCATGGTGTCCAGTTTCTTCTCTATGCCTTCCATCGTCTCAACGGGTTTTGGGGGTTTTGGGTCCGGTAGGTTTACCGGCTTTACTTCCTCCGGCGGTGCCGGTGTCTGTTCCTCTGCCATTTGGCTCATCTCCTTCGAGGCCTACGCCTCCTTCTTTACGCATGTCTCCCTGTAGGTGTGCTGCCAGGTCCGCGGGGAAGTTGTACTCTACCTCTAGCTTCATCTGTGCTTTGAGCTGCTCTTCCAAGAAACGCTGCTTGTGCTCTATGTTCTGTTGCCATGCGAGGTATAGTATCTTGGCCGACGCTTCTGTCGTCTGGGCTCCCCATCCTAGGATAACCTCCGGTACGCCTTCAGCCAATATAAATAGGTCCTGCAAGACCTTTATCCATGGGAGTGGGTCCAGTGTGCTGAACTGTGGTATACTCATACGCTCCATCTCAAGCGTGTCCTTCGGAATTATCATGTTCTCCATCTTCTCTGTCGCGTTGTCGACTTTTGCTTTCAGTGCCGCGATCTCTTTCGGGTCGTCCGTGTCCGCCTTTATCAGTATCAACGGCTTCACGTACCTGTGGAACACGATACGCATGTCCTTCATCGCCTCGTTCTTCGCCAGGATAACGTCCTCTAGCTTCTCGACCGTCGAGTGGCCGTGGCTCTCGTCGCCTGTACGGTTCCACTGTAGATGGAATATGTCCTCCATCTTGAACGTATTCACCACGGTCTTGTCTATACGCATCTGCTCGTACCCTGTTATGATGCCCTTCTCGTTCGTCAGTATCGTCATGAATCGTGGATTAAGCGGCTTGAGGTTCCTGAGCTCGTTCCTCTTGTTCGTTATGATCTCACTGAACGAGTCACCACCTATGCAGCCCTGGACCATCATATTATACATGATGTCATTGAACGTGTCCTTTCCGTTGCCTCTGATACGCTCGAGCTTTTCGGTCGTCTTCGTGTCAGCCTCGAATCCCTTCCCCAGTGTCCAGATAGCAGAACGGTGTATGACTGCCTGGAGCTCCGGAACAGTCTTGTAATATCCGTAGAATTGTGAATATCGCTGGTTGTTGTACTTCGTGCCTGGTATGTCCTGGTCGACGGACTGAACTGTGCGCACGAACTTTGTCGGAGTCTCCCCTGTCTGGTCCTTGATGTTCATCGCTGACGTGTCTGCTGCTGATATACGATTTTCAGGCATACTCTAATTAGGGAACCCTGCTATTTAAAGGTTTGCCTCTGCAATTCTGACCAATCTGTGAAGGTATTCGTTCGTTTTGTCCTGCTTCTGCGCCAGTTTGCGTATCTCCTGTACCTCTTCTGACGTTACCGTTGGCTCTGCCATTATGATGCCTCCGTGACGAACGGTATTATAGCCTGGAAGACCGTCGGCTCTGTGTCGCCCGTGAATGCCGCTCTGTTCTTCGGGTCATGCGCGAAGCCTACCGTATACCCTGCTGGTATGTTCGACTCGCCCTGCACCTTCACCTCTATCCTGAACGTGTCGTCGACCTTAAAATCCGTCCGTGGTATGTCCAGTTCGATACACTTCATCGAGAGGACCTCGTCGTTGTTCGTTGTTATGGACGTCGTGTTGCCAGAAACCAAATCTACAACTGTCCCACCACTCACCTTCTGTATCGTCAACGTAGCATCAGCTGACGCCGGGTTGGTATTAGTTTCCTTGATGTATATTGGGATGTTAATCGTACAGACGCCCTCTATAATGCGCGGTCGTTTGAGTGTCGCGTCTAGAGTTGCCGTTATCACAACAGCCGTGTCCGTGGTCGCTGCTGCCGTTAATTCTGTATCCGACCAGAATGTCTGCGTATTCAGCACGTAGTTTGAAGCTTCATTGCCACCAAAAAACTTCACCATCGACTTGCCCTGAATGACGTCGATGTATGAGAACGACTTGAGTTTGGCTGTTCCTGGGAATCTCATGTCAGGCTCCCTTTACGAACGTCTCGCCCCTCTTGTCGATTATCGCCTGAATAGCCTCGTCCGCACGCTGTTTGAGTACCTGAATCTTTGTCTGCGCCTCTTCCAGCGACGTAAACCCTGCCATGTCGTACTGAATCATGTACACAGCCACGAGATTGCTTGCTGCTTCCGTGAGTAGAGCTCTCACATCCGTGTCCAGTCCTGCATAATCGTCCGAGTAGTTGTTCCGTGTCACTACGTTTATGTAGCTCTCTGCTTGTGATAGGAACGAATCAATTAGTAGGTTCCCACTGACATCCGCGTTTATTTTCGGACCTGCTTTGTACTCACATTCCAAATTCGTCGCGAAGATTCCTGCCATGACAATATTGCACGGTCAGGCTATATAAACCCGTAGACCCTTGTGCCGTGTACACCAGCATGCACGCACGAACGCCTCCGCGAGGTGCGAGTCCCGCCCGTATATCTTCACATGCCTATCCGACGCGTATTCGTACTGCATGCTCTTCAGCGACTTCTTCAGGTACGGGTCCTCTACGATGTCGACACGCGACGCCTCCATTAGCATCAGCGCGTTCGAGTACATGTCCTCCTTGAGTATGCCCTTCTTCCGGTCGTCCTTGTCCACGGACCGACGCGCGTTGTTCAGGCCCACCACACGGCGCCCGACCTTCTCTAGCAGCATGTCTAGCACTCCGCCGCCCACACCTGCGTCGTCTACGAATATCCGCTTGAAGTGATATTGTGAGTCCAATTCCAGAATACGACCCACGGTATCAGTCAGGCTGACACGTTTGGTCGTCTTGGCCTTCACTATACGCAGATTCATGCCCTGCTTCATCTCCGCGATCACGAACGCGTTCTCGTCCTCTCCGTACCTCGCGATGTCCACGCCCATGTAGTACGACGCCTGCGGCACGTAACTGTCCTTATATTGCCACCCGTAGAACGTCATGCGACGCACGATGAGGTCCGTTGGGAAGAACTGGTTCCATTCGTCGATGAACTCCCCGAGGTACTCCTGCGCGTATTCGGCCTTCGTCATGCGATCCTTTTCCTTCTGCAGGAACTTCGAGTCCATCCTGGGGCAGTCCTCGCTCGATAGGTGGAACTGCATGAATGCGCTGTCCGTGAAGCAGTGGTAGTAGAAGCCGCCCTTACCGAACGGCGTCGATATCAGTATCATGTGACCCTCTCCCCGCATCTTCCTGCTTACGGCCAGCATCGGCGTTATAGCAGTCCAGACCGACTCACTGATGTATGCTGCCTCGTCTGCGATGAGGAGGTCCACAGTGAGGCCGCGTATCAGGTGTCCAGTACGGCCAGCGGGTAGGCACATTATCATCGACCCGTTTGTAAATGTCATTTTCGTTAGCGTCGGTTTCTCCCTGAAGTTGAAATTGTCCTTCCCAATCAGCATTTCGCACTCTGCACGTGTCTTCTCGAACAACCATCCTGCCTGACGCTGCGCTGCCGCTATGATGAGCACAGTGCTGTTCTCGTGCTCTTTCACGTAGTTTGCAGCCTTGATGCTGATTATGGTGCTCTTCCCGACCTGTCTCCCGGCTCGTATGCATACGTTCCCCTCGTGTTCGAGCACGCGCTGTTGCCACTTGTCTAACCTGAAATCCTCATTCCCCATTTATCTCGCCTGACCTTCTTCTTCTTCTCCTTCTTCTTCGGTTTGTCCAGTTCGAACCCTATCGTGTCATACAATCGTGGGAAGTACCGTCGTATCAATTCAACACCAATACCACGTCTACCCCGTAATTGTATCGTCTTTTTTCTGCGTCCCTTCCGTAGCTTCAGTCTGAACCGTCGCGGTTCCTTCGGCGGCTTCGGGTCGAATCGTTTAACCTTCTTCCGTCTCCCCCAGAGTGGTTCTATCGCTGTTGGTAGTCTGCGACGATATTTCCGGTCCCCTACGATCGTTCTCAGTTCCATCTCTACACCACGCACGAATAGACCCCACTTCTCCGGATGTAGCGGAAACTTCAGGATGTTGTCGTACAGCGGGTCTAGCACATCACCCGTCTTTGTTATCGGACCGTAACCCAGGCCGGCCCATGTCAAGTCTACGTCTGGTGCCGGTGGCAGCCCTTGCGCTTTCCTCCATCCAGGCGAACCGTACTCGAGCGTGTGTTCTCCGGCCCTGTAATACGATTCGAATGCATAGTTGAAGAAATCGTCGTTCAGCCCTGGAATGAAGATGAAATCGAGCATCATGTCCTGCAATGACGGTTGGACTGTATTCGAGACGCTCAATCCCTTGAACATGCCTGGTGATAGCTCGTCCGACGCTTTCTGCATGAAATCCGCGATCTCGAGTACGAGCAGTGCTGGCGCGTTCGCTCCGCCGCGCGCTGTGGCTAGTATATCGACGATGTTGATATTCGTACCTTCCGGTGTTGTGATGCCGATGTTCTCTAGCACGGACACATCTGTCGTCCAGCCGCGGAACGGCGCGTACGTGAATTCCTCACTCAGGAACGCTTTCCAAGGATTTGATATTTCAACTGGCATACGTGTCCTCCGTTGCTAGCTGCGGCGCCTGTTGTATGTACGACCGTGTATCCTTCGCGGCGGCTATCTCAGCGTCGATCTTCTTCATGAGTTCCGGGTCCCGGGCTAGTTCAGCTGCACGGCGTCTTATCGCTGTGTTCGTCTTGTGAATTGCACGTGTGATGGCCTTGTTGAGGCGTGCGGCCTTGGCTTGCCGTTTGCTGGGCATGATATTAAATTAGAGTTGGAATTTAAAAAAGTTTCTGTTGGCCATGGCTTTCTGTTGGTCCGTTTTTGCAAGACTCGCACCCGTCGAGGAGGGCACCCCGCCCGTGTTGGACAGTGCTGGACCAGGTCAGGACCAGGGTTGGACCGGTCAGGACCTGTTCCTCCTGTTGTTGTATATGCGCGTGTGTGGTGGTGGTGTGTTGTCGTATATATCACCATACCAGGCAGCAAGGTCGGGGCGGGGACGCCCCGAGCGAGGGGGTGGTCCCCCCGAGCGAGGGGCCCGAGCGCAGGTCGTCCCTGCGCGAGGGACCGAGGGCCGGTCGTCCCGGCCCGAGGGTGGCGTCGTTGGGGGGGACCGGCGGGACGCCGGTGGGGCCCACAACGACAGGCCGGGCACGCGGGAGCGTGTTATGCGGGGCACGGAGTGTCCCGCTACCTTCCTGACCCGGGCAACGCCTAACGCGCCATGGGGCCGCGTAAACGGACGTCCGTCTTTGCGGTGCTATGGGGGCCTGTCCGTTATTGCGGCCTGTTGGCCAGATGTTCAACGACTATGTATCATTTACGGACAGTGGGCAAGAAGAGCTCTGCGCCGAAGTACGAGCACGCGATGCCGACGAGCACCATTGAGATGGTGCCGTTCTCCCCGGCCAGCTTCAGGACGGTGCCGCAAACTATGAGAAGGAGGGCGACGAGGTCCCGGGGCATTAGGCGATCGAGCACAGACATATGGTTAGTTGGTCCGCGTGGTTTATAAATGCGGGTGGCTAGGATAGATCCCCCCGTACCCCCCGCTGAGGCACAGGGCGGACATGCGGTTCGGCTGAGGATTAGTCC